AATTGGAAACCATTCAATCACAAATGGAAAATATGATGAACAATGGTGTTAATATAAAAAGATTACAAGAAGACGTAAAAATTTTACGAGAAGATGTAGAAAAATTAAAAGATAGTAATAGAAATATTATCTATCAAAACGGAAATGGCAAAACAGTACAATGAGAAAATTATTAATAATATTTTTTACGTTATTATGTTTACCAGTTTTAGCAGCCAAGCTTTATACTGGTGGAGAAAAGTATGAAAAAAGTGGTGTAGTTGCATTAACTCTAACACTTAATGGTAAATTAATTGAATGGGTATATAAAGAAAATATAAGTCAATGCTTAAAATCTAAAAGACTAGCAAGTAGAGAAGTAGGTGGCGAAAGAGTTATATTCGCTTGTAAGTCTGTAAAAGGATTATTACAAGTTGACAAACAAGCAAAATACGGTATTAGATTACTTAAAATTTTAGACTAATGAATTATTTAATTGCATTTTTATTTCTAGTATTAATTACATTTGGTCTAAACGCACAAGCAGATTGTACTGGTTGTGGTGATGATGGCCATCAAGTTTGTCCTATTGAAAAGAAACATACACACAAAACTTATATGAAAGAAGAACACAAAGAGTCTTCATCTACACCAGAGGATGGTGTTGTATTCGCAGTATGTATCTTTGAAATTTCAGCAGACGGTACAAGAGTATTAGTTGACCATGTTGCAAGTGAGAACTTAATGGACTGCTTAAAAAATAAAAGAGAAGCAGAAAGAAAATACAAAGATAGTGAAGATAAAGAAGGCATATATAATATGACTTGTGATAAAGTAAATGCTAAAGTAAGAGTATTAGAAAATGGCGAGTGGGAGATACTAGAGATTACAGGCAGACATGAACAAGCATATGAAAGAAAAAAAGTTTACGAATAAATAATTAACAATATAAAAAAGGTGAATAATTATGAGCGATGATATAAACAATCCAGATACACATGAACACGACAAGACCTATGAGAACGAACAATCAATGGTCTCAATACCTTTAAGAGATTACGACAAACTTAAAGATCAAGTATCCAATCAAGGCAAATACGTAACAGACCCAGGTCTTATTTCTGTCATAGATAAGATAGAGGAACTTGTCAGAGCATTGAGAAAACACATACATAGACAGTATTAGTTACGTTTCCCAACCAATAAAAACTGATCAAATCCAGGTTCTTTTTTTATAAATACCTTTAAACAAATGAGGGATTTATACAAACATGGAGATAGCCAGGATGGATTACAGATTCACAGCCATATTGATTTTACTAATGGTAGGACTAGCTCTGTTTGGAGGTCCACCAAATTAGGAGATTGATAATGGATTCAGACGCAGTGTTGATGATTAGTAGATTATGGCCAATATTTGTTGCCTTTATATTACTAATTGTTACTTTAGCACAAGCACATTATAGAATAAAAGTATTAGAGGAGAAGGTAAAAGTGGCCTTTGAACTAATTAATAAGTTAACAGATAGAAAATAATGGACTTGGGAACAATTAATCTTCTATTATTAGTTGGGCTAATGGTTTATATGTGTTGGAACATATATAAATGGTGCGACAAGTTTTAAAATAACGAATCGTAAGTTATAAATATAGGTGTAAAAAGAGGGAATTAATGAAAAAATTATTAGTAATTTTAGCAACGTTTGGTTTATGTTCAAGTGTGGCTGCGTCAGAAATGATATTTAAATTTGGCAGTCCATCATTTTCTGGTAACGGAAAATCATCACACTATTTAACGATAGAGAACATAGAGAAGACTAGAAAAGACGCAATAGAAGCTCAGAAAAAAGCAGACGCAAAGGCATTACAAGATGAGTTAAACTCAACTGCTGTTGCTAAATTTCAAGCAAATTTAGAAGCAAGATTCTATACTGCTCTTGCAAAACAAATTACAGATAATGTATTTGGATCAGATGGTTTACAACAAGATTCAGGAACATATACAGATACAGCAGGAAATATTATAACTTGGGCAACCGTCACTTCAGGTGACAACGCAGGTGTAACCGTGACTGTACAAGAGCCAGATGGCACAACAACAAGTTATACTTTACCATATCAGGATAATCAATAATGTTTAAAACTTTATCAATTATATTACTTTCTTTTATTTTAGTAGGTTGTGCTACAAACAAGGCAAGTTTTGATGTAAAAACTCAAACAGTTGCATACAAAGATTTATCAAGTGTCAAGGCACCTGAAGGCGATCCAGTTACAATTGCTGTTTATGATTTTTTAGATATGACTGGTCAAAAGAAACCAGGTGGTAACTTTGCTTCAATGTCAAGTGCTGTCACACAAGGCTCTTATCAGTTGTTAATCAAGGCATTACAAGACGCAGGCGATGGTAAATGGTTTAGAGTTGTAGAGAGATCAAGTTTAGCAAGTCTATTGCAAGAAAGAAAATTAATTAGAACAACTAGACAATTAGCAAGTGGTGAGAACGCAGAACCACTACCTGCTTTACTATTTGCAGGTGCATATATCACAGGTGGTATTGTAGGTTATGATAGTGATATAAAATCTGGTGGTATAGGTGCTAGAGTTTTAGGAATACAAGCAAATAAACAATATAGGGAAGATATTGTTACTATTATATTAAGATTAGTAAATGTACAAACTGGTGAAGTTGTTATTACGACAACGGTAGAAAAGACTATTGTATCAACGTCAACAGGATCAGACGTATTTAAATATTTTGACGCTGACACAATGTTAGTAGAGATAGAAGCTGGTTATGCTAAAAACGAACCAGTGACCTTTGCAGTAAGAAAAGCAATAGAAAAAGGTGTTGTAGATTTAATTCATTTAGGTGCTCAAAAAGAATTATGGAAGTTTAGTGTAGATAAAGAAATAGAAGTACCTCAAATTAAAGACTATGTTGATGTAGGCAATGACGTACATAACGACATGAAAATAAAAGAACGAAAGGAGAATACAGATGAGAAAAATGATAATGACACTGGTGATTCTTCTGGTAACAACGATTAGTTGTTGGGCAAGTAATTCAATATACATATCTGGTAACGATACATCTGGCAGTGGTACAGGTGAAACAGTATTCATAAAACAACAAGGTTCAAATAACAAAGTAGGTACTTCTATGACCTCTGGTAGTGAAGACTACTTTGATATTCACGGAACAGGCAATACTGTAATCATAAAACAAATAGGTGATTCAAATACAACTGCTGCTTGGTCTACTTTTAAATGTACAAATTGTACATTAGATTATCAAGTTAATGGTAATTCAAATGTTTTAAATACAGACATTGATGAAATAGATGATAGTGGTTGGTATTTAGATATTGATATTATAGGTAACTCAAATATTTTAGCAATAAACGATACTGACTCATCAACAAATGGCGTACAAAATTTTAATGTTGATTTAGATATAAGAGGTGACTCAAATGATGTATGGCTAAATCATAATGGTAATGCTGACAATCATCACTTATATGTTTATCTATATGGTGATTCAAATGATATAGAATATGATATGGTTAATGGTGGTACAGGTAAGAATACAACAGCCAACGCTGCTGTAGGTCATTATAATTCGCCAGATCATGGTATGGTAGGTGATTCTAATTTAGTCACAATAGATTTTTGGATTATAGGAAGTAGCAATACAGTACATGGTGCCACACACGGCGACAATAACTATATGTTAGTAGAGGTAATGGGTTCTGGTCAAAGCAATATTTTAGATGTACACCCTAACGCAACTGGTTATGTTAGAATGGTACAATTAGGTGATAATGAAAAAGCATATTTAAGAGTAAATGGTAGTAATAATACTTTTGGTTTATATCAAGCAGGTGGTAACAATAGTTTACATTTATACCAAACAACTAGTGACTCTACAATATATGCTTGGCAAGAGAACGGATCAAATACAGGTACAATAAATGTATCTGGTGATAGTATTTACGATTACACTTTAAACTTTACTCAAACTAATTCTGGTAACTGTAGTTATTCTTTTAATAGAAACACACAATCTTCCGACACGACAGTTAACCTAACAAACTGTCAATAAAATGAAAAAAATATTTCTCATAGTATCATTACTGATACTGATAACCACAAACGCCTTTGCTGTAATAGAAAATAAAGCAGGTGAAGTTATCGGTCAAATGGGTAATACTTTCAACGAGAGAAATGGTAAAACAGAAAAGGTTGAAAAAGGTTATATCATAACCATAAATGATTTTCTTCAAACAGGAGAAGATGGTGGTATGATACTACATTATGTTGATGATACTAAATTTACAATGGGTCCAGGAACAGAATTAATTATTGATGAATTTGCTTTTGATACTAGCAAAGTACCAATAATAGTTGCAATGTCAACAACAGTAAACGTAGGTACATTTACATACGAGTCAGGACAAATATCTAATCTAGGTGGAAATGTTGAAATAAACACGGCGTCTGCTACGATTACAGTACAAGGAACGGCGTTTTCAGGTACAGTTACATCAACAGGTCATACTACAATTACTTTATTACCAGATAGTAGAGGTGCAGTAGGACAGGTTACAGTTGCTAACGAAGCTGGTGCTACTACAATTACAAATGCTTATAGCTCGGTAACTGTACTTTCAGATAGTCTAGCACCTACACCACCATCACCTTTAAATCAAACACAGATAAAAGATTTATTTGATTTAGATACTACCGAAGAAAAATTTGAAGAAAAGATAGAAGAACAAAGTAATAGAAAAGATGAAATAGAAAAGTTAGATGTCTTTGATAAACAAGAAACTAAAACTGATATCAACATGGAGATACAAGATGAAAACCAAGAGATTGAAGTAACCGAAGAAGTTGCTGGCAATTTAGAACAAGAATTAATGACAGAGGAACTTACGATTGTTGAAACAGCACCTAATGAAACTGTTAAAATTGTAGAAGATATTAAAACAGAAAAAGCTCCAGTGGAAACTTTAGAACAAAAAGCAGAGGACGTTATTACAGATGATACAGTAAATACAGAGATAGATACAACTTATTACGATCAATGGGATGACGCTGCTTATGATGAGGAATATGGTTGGGTTGATGATAATAATGAGGTAAGTGTTTGGGATGCTTCAGGTGAAACTAAAATGGATTATGAAGATAGTAAGAAAATGTATGCTGAAATGGACCAAGCATATATGGAAGCAATAGGTTGTGAGGGCGATTGTAATTGGGATAATGTTAATTGGGATGAGATAAATTGGGACGAGGTTGATTGGGAAGAGTATGATAAAAAGGTTGCAGAGACTATGGAAAGTTTTGGTTTAGAATCATATAACTATGACGACCTAGATGTGACAGATGATATATTTGATGACAACAATTCTCTAAAAGAAGATGACGAATACGAAGATATAGATTGGGATAATTATAATTATTATGAAGAAGAAGATGGTCCTTTCTTAATTACAGGTGAAGAAGATTGGTGTAAAGAAGCTAGTTGGTGTGACGCAGCTTACATTGAGAATAATAATAAGTGGGCACAAGGTGACTGGGATTTAAATACAAAATACGATAAATGGAATTCTGAAAGTAAAAAACTATTTGAAGAAGTACACCTATCTTGGTATGATATGGATATGAAAGAGGCACCTAAACCTTGGACTATACCAGAACTAAAAGACAAATATATTAAAGATTGGACATGGGACGATTGGGATATATGGTGGAAAAATTTTGATGAATGGTACTATTCAGACTATTACGATAACTGGGAATCTACTTACGAAGAAGTATCACTAGAAGAAGAATATGCTTTTGAAGATGATTTACTTACCGAAGATCAATGGGAAACAGAATGGCTAGCAGGTATTACATTTGAGGCAGATTGTATATACTTTGGTTATTATTGGGACGTTGCTAATCAAACTTGTGGTACAACATGGGTAGATAACAGCGAGGCAAATGTTAAAGTAAAAGCAAGTGGTGAAAAAATTAACTACGAAACAGGAGAGATAACACAAACAATTACCACAACGACAAATGGTGTATCTGATTCTGTCACTAGAACAGGTAGATATTCTACACTAAACAATACAGCAGACGTTAATGTAGAGACAGGTGATAATAATTGGCGTTCATTTACAAGAACACACGAAGGACATACTTTTCACATACACACAGGTGGTAGTGGTGTGAATAGTGGTAATGACGCTATACAAAATTTTGATGTTATGGTTATACAAGAACAAGAAACACAATCAGTTATAGCCGGTTCTAACGGCGCTAAAATCACTATCATACAAACAGACTAAATATACCGATGACTAAATTTACTTCCGTATGGGCGGTAATAGTAAGTGTGGTAATATTATTAGGATTAAAATTATATAATCCAGCACCACTAGAGACCCTCCAATTAAAAACTTTTGATCTATATCAAAAACTAGGTAATAATTATATATCTAAAAGTTTGGTGATGTTAGACATATCAGACGAGGCATTAAAAAAAGAAGGTCAGTGGCCATGGAAAAGAGACAAACTAGGTCGTGCTATTATAAATGCATATAAAAATGGTGCAGCTCTAGTATTTTTAAACGTAGTATTTGTACACAAAGACAGACTAGGTGGTGATGAAATGTTTTTGAAGATGATCTCAAAGTATCCAGTTATTCTAACTGAAACAGACACAGCAAAGAACTTAAAGAGTATAGAAAGGAAATCTCTAGCTATCGCTAACGTGGAAGTGGAAGTAAGTGTTGACTCTGTTATACGAAAAATACCTCTGGATAATTCCGTGCCCGGAAAGATTTTACAGATAATTAAATTTCCATTACCTAAGCAAGATCAAATATGGATTGATTTTAGACATAGTATACCTAGAGTGAACTATGCAGATAAAGATTGGTCATCTATGAAAGGTAAAATAGTATTCATAGGTGCCACATTTACAGGTTCTACTTTTGTATTAACACCTAATGGTTTAAAGAATACACACGAGATAATGGCTCTATCTACAGAAACATTATTATCTGGTAAATTTATTAGTAGACCTGATTGGTTACCTAAAGCAGAGTGGGCAGTACTAATAATTTCTTTACTTTCTTTCTTATTGATTATACCTAGAGTTGGCTTATTTTGGTCTGCTAGTATGTTGTTTATATTTTATGGTACTGTAGGTGTGGCCTCAACATATTTGTGGCAAAACAAATTAATACTATCAGACTATTCATCTATAGGAATAATTGTAAGTATAATATGGACACACTTAATATATAATAACTTTGCTAGAGAGAATAGATTAAAACTACAAATTAAAAAACAATTTGAACATTATTTAGCACCAGCAATGGTTAAGAAATTACAAAACAATCCAGAATTATTAAAACTAGGTGGCGATACAAGAGACATGACTTTTTTATTTTGCGATATAAGAGGTTTTACTCCTATTTCAGAAAAGTATCAAAGTAATCCACAAGGTCTTACAAAAGTTATTAATAAGTTTCTAACACCTATGACAGATATAATAATGAAGAATAATGGAACAATTGATAAGTATATGGGTGATTGTATTATGGCATTTTGGAATGCTCCTTTAAATCAACATAATCATAGATCACTTGCAGTTGATTCAGCAATAGAAATGATCAAATGTTTAAAAGAGTTAAATGATAATGAACATTTTGGGGAAGGCAATCATATAAATATAGGTATAGGAATAAACTCTGGTCCTGCTGTTGTAGGTAACATGGGTTCTAAACAAAGATTTGATTATTCTGTTCTTGGTGACGCCGTAAATCTAGCAAGTAGATTAGAAGGCATAAGCAAAAATTATGACGCAACTTTAATAGTAGGTTACGATACTTACAGCATGATAAGAAATAAGTACGATTGGAAGAAATTGGATATGGTTCAAGTTAAGGGCAAATCCAATAAGGTATCAATTTACACAATCTAGGAGGCTGTCTGGTAAAAAGGATAACGTTTACTTTCATAAAGTTTTTTTTATGTTGGTGTTTATTATGGACATGTACACAAAATATAAAGTCAGATAAAACAGAAACTATTATAAATATAGTTGATGAGTGAGAATACAGAAATTCAAGTACGATTAGCAGAATTAACCAAAGATGTCAAACAGGTTAATAATATTCAAAATAGACTTGATACTGCTATTGACAAACTAACAGACGTTTCTACACATATTAAGTCTATGTTGGCCGTACACGAGGAGAAGATTGAACACCAGGAAAAGATAGATGATGTGATATTCTCTAAGCTAAAGATAAGAGCCAGTGAGACGATAAGTATAGAAAAAGAACTTTCTGATAAAATAGAAGAATCTGAAAAACGTATAAAGGAAGAGTTAATTGAACTAAAAGGCGAATTCCGTGGTAGAATTAGTCTATTAGAAAAGTACAAGTGGATTATCATAGGTGCTTTCATAGCTGTTGAATTTATTACAGTTTTAATGGTATCCAAAAAAGGTATGTTACCTTACTTCTCATTTTTCAATTAAGCTTGACTATTTGATATAAATGGTGTATAGTAATCTTTACTATGTCGTCTTATATTGATCTAAAATTCATCAACCAACTATCAGGCCGATTACAACAGTTTAAACAAAAGACAGATTATCTGTTTAACTTTCGTTGTCCTCATTGTGGTGATTCTCAAAAATCTAAAAGTAAAGCAAGAGCTTATTTCTACAGAGTAAAAAATGACATGTTTTTTAAATGTCATAATTGTGGTCAAGGTCAAAACTTTGCAAACTTCTTAAAATTCATAGACCCTAAAGTATATACAGAGTATCTATTAGAAAGATATAAAGGGTCAGCACCATCTACAAAGAAACCAGATTGGCAGTTTGAAAAACCTGTATTTAAAATTAATATATTAGAAGGACTAAAAACAATAAAAGAATTACCTGAAGATCATATAGCAAAAGAGTATTGTAATAAGAGAAAGATACCTGAAGAATTTTATGACAAGTTATATTATGCAGAGGAATTTCAAAAACTAGTAAACAAAGTTAAACCAAATACATATAAAACTCAATATGATCACCATAGAATTGTTATTCCTTTTTACGATACAACTGGTGAGTTATTTGCCTTTCAAGGACGTGCATTAGGAAAAGAAAATCCTAAATACTTAACAATAAAACTAAACGAAAACAAACAAAAAGTTTTTGGTTTAGAACGTATAAATTTTCAAAATCATGTATATATAGTGGAAGGTCCATTTGACTCTTTGTTCGTCAGCAATTGTATCGCAGCTGCTGGCGCCGATTTACAGTTAAAAAACAAAGTACCTAATAATAAAATAACCTATATATTTGACAACGAGCCAAGAAACAAAGAAATTATAAATCGTATGTATAAAATGATTGAACATGATTTCAACATCGTTATATGGCCTGAAGAACAAACACTAAAAGATATTAATGACATGATAATTAGTGGCTTGACAAAACTTCAAATTAAAGATATAATAGACAAGAACACTTATTCACAATTAAGTGCTCTTACCAAACTTAACCACTGGAAAAAAATTAAATGACAAACGATATAAACATTAAAGTTGAAAAGAGAGGTGGTAGAGGTTTAGAACCACTTAACATAGAAAAGATACATGAAATGGTTGAGTATGCCTGTGAAGATATAAAAGGCGTATCAGCTTCACAAGTAGAAATGAGCAGTGGTTTACAATTCTATGATGGTATTACTACAAACGACATACAACAAATTTTAATTAAGTCTGCTTCAGATTTAATTTCACTAGACAATCCAAACTACCAATACGTGGCAGCCAGATTACTATTGTTTAGTTTAAGAAAACAAGTTATTGGTAGACTATGGGATCACCCAAATATTAATGATCACGTAGAGAAATGTGTTAAATTAGGAGTATACGATCCAGATATCCTAAAAAAATATGCTAAAAAAGATTTTAGTAGAATGCAAAACTGGATTACTCACGAAAGAGATAACAACTTTACATATGCAGGATTAAGACAAGTAATAGATAAGTATCTTGTACAAGATAGATCAAGTGGTGAGATTTATGAAACACCTCAATTTATGTATATGATGATAGCTGCCACACTTTTTCAAAACTACGATAAAGCAAGGAGAATGACTTATGTCAAGAAATATTATGACTCGATATCCAATTTTAAAATTAATATACCAACACCTGTTATGGCTGGTGTTCGGACTCCTATTAAGCAGTATGCTAGTTGTGTACTTGTTGATACAGACGATACTTTACCTAGTATCTTCTCTAGTGACATGGCTGTTGGAAATTACGTTGCACAAAGAGCCGGTATTGGAATCAACGCAGGACGAATACGTGGAATCAATGCAAGAATCAGAGGAGGTGAAGTACAACATACAGGCGTTATTCCTTTTCTCAAAAAATTTGAAGCAACGGTCAAGTGTTGCACTCAAAACGGTGTTAGAGGAGGCTCAGCAACTGTACACTTCCCTATTTGGCACCAAGAAATAGAAGACATTATAGTTTTAAAAAACAACAAAGGTACCGAAGACAACAGAGTTAGAAAGTTAGACTACTCAATACAGATTAGTAAACTATTCTATGAGAGATTTATTAACGAAGAACAAATAACACTATTCTCTCCTCACGAGGTGCCTGAATTATATGAGGCATGGGGAACACCAGAATTTGATGAACTATATTTAAAAGCAGAAAGAAAAATTAGTGTTAATAAGAAAAAGATAAATGCACAAGATTTATTCTTTGACCTTTTAAAAGAAAGAGCAGAAACAGGTCGTATTTACATAATGAATATAGATCACTGTAATACACACTCCTCATTTAAAGATACCATTACAATGAGTAATCTTTGTCAAGAGATCACACTCCCTACCACTCCTATACAGCATATAGACGGTCCAGGAGAGATTGCTTTGTGTATTCTATCAGCAATCAATGTAGGTAAAATCAACAACCTGGATGAACTGGAAGAACTATGCGATCTTACAGTAAGAGCATTAGAAGAAATTATAGACCACCAAAAATATCCAGTAAAGGCGGCCGAGATATCTACAAAAGCAAGAAGATCATTAGGTGTAGGTTATATTGGTCTTGCACATTATCTGGCAAAGACAGGTTATAAGTACGAACAAAAAGGTGCCTGGAAAGAAGTAGATAAACTATCAGAGGCATTTCAATACTATCTATTAAAATCTAGTAACGAAATAGCAAAAGAAAAAGGTCAGTGTGATCTATTTCATAGAACAAAATATGCAGACGGCATATTACCAATAGACACATACAAAAAAGAAGTAGACGAATTAGTAAATCGTAAACTTTCAATGAAATGGGACAAATTACGAGCAGACATTAAAGAATTTGGGCTAAGACATAGTACTCTATCAGCCCAAATGCCTTCCGAGTCTTCTAGTGTGGTTTCAAATGCTACAAACGGCATTGAACCACCTAGAGACCACTTATCAGTTAAGAAAAGTAAAAAAGGCACATTGAAACAGATAGTACCAGAATATAATAAATTAAAGAATTTTTATACTTTATTATGGGATATGCCTAGTAATGAAGGATATATAAATATAGTTGCAGTAATGCAAAAGTACTTTGATCAAGCTATATCAGGTAACTGGTCATATAATCCAGACAATTACGAAGACAATCAGGTACCTGTATCTGTTATGGCACAAGACTTGTTAACAACTTATAAATACGGTTGGAAAACATCTTATTATCAAAATACATATGATAGTAAAAAAGATATTGAAGAGCCTAAACACTCCATAGATTACGATACACCAATTACAACAGAAACTCCACAAGAAGACGAGGAGAATTGTGATAGTTGCACAATATAAATTAATAAATAAAAAGAATTATGAGTAAAACAGTTTTTAACAAAGAAAAAGGAATAAATGTACAAAAACAATTAATGTTTTTTGGTAAAGATTTATCTGTACAAAGGTATGATACTTTTAAATATCCTATCTTTGATAAACTTACTCAACAACAACTTGGTTATTTTTGGAGACCTGAAGAAATATCTTTACAGAAAGATAGAAACGACTATTTGGATTTATCCGAAGGCCAAAAGTTTATCTTCACTAGTAATCTAAAATACCAAACTATGTTAGACAGTGTACAAGGAAGAGGTCCATGTTTAGCATTTTTACCTTTTGTATCACTTCCAGAATTAGAGGGTGCCATAATAGTATGGGACTTTATGGAAACAATTCATAGTAGAAGTTATACATACATAATAAAGAATTTATATTCAAATCCGTCAGACGTATTTGACATGATTTTAACAGATCAAAAAATTGAGGAACGAGCAGCCTCTGTAACTAAAACTTATGATGATCTAATTAAAAAAGGATATGAATGGACACTATCACCAGACAAAGTTGATTTATATGAACTTAAAAAGAAAATGTACCTTGCAATGGTATCAGTAAACATACTAGAGGGTTTAAGATTCTATGTATCATTTGCTTGTTCATTTGCATTTGGTGAATTAAAAAAACTAGAAGGCTCTGCTAAGATTATATCTTTCATAGCAAGGGATGAAAGCCAACACTTAGCAATGTCACAAAGAATAATTAATAACTGGAGAGAATATGAAAATGATAAAGACTTTACAAAAATTATTAAAGAAAGCGAAAAAGAAGTTTACAAAATGTATGAGCAAGCTGTAAACGATGAGAAACGTTGGGCAACTCATTTGTTCAGCAAAGGTTCTATGATAGGTCTATCAGAAAAATTATTACACCAATTTGTAGAATATATGGCGAATAGACGTATGAAAGCGATAGGTCTAGCACCTGCTTATGATCAAAAAACTAATCCACTACCGTGGGTAGAACACTGGTTAAATAGTAGATCAGCTCAAAATGCACCACAAGAAACAGAAATTGAATCTTATGTAGTTGGTGGTATAAAACAAGACGTTACTAAAAATCAATTTAAAAAATTTAAACTGTAATGGATAAAGTCTCAAAACACTGTTCTAATTGTCAGACTAAATATACTATAGAATGGGACGAGGACAAATATGATTTGCCTCCTTTAACATGTCCCTTTTGTGGATATGAGGTAGAAGAAGAACATGACAGTGAAGTACCAGACGAAGCCGAACACGAAAGTTGGAATTGATTATAGTTTAACAAGTCCGGCTATCTGTATAAATGATGGCCAACTAAATTTTTATTACCTAACTACTAAAAAAAAGTGGATAGGAAAACAAAGTGATAATATAATTGGTTATGAACACAAAGAATGGACAGACCCTATTGAAAGATTTACTTATATTTCGGATTTTGTATTTAATATACTGTCTACCATTAATACTCCTAAAGAAATTTACATTGAAGGCTATTCGTATGGTTCTAAAGGCCAGGGTCTTTTTCAAATTGCTGAGAATTGTGGCATCCTCAAATACAGGATACTATCTAACGGTCTTAATTACAATACAGTTGTACCGAGTGTTGTTAAAAAAGGCGCAACAGGAAAAGGAAACGCAGACAAAGACATGATGTACGAGGCCTTTCTAAAAGAAACTAAAATTGATTTGAAACAAATATTAGATACTGAAAAATGTGGTAATCCTTTATCTGATATTGTTGATAGTTATTATATACAAAAGGTGGGACATGAAAATAAAAGTAGTTAGTACCTGGAACAATAAACTATTTAAAGAATATGCTCATAGATTTCAATCTACTTATAATTGGCCATTTGAATTAGAAATATATAATGAAGATGAGGGTATGTACGATGAGATACCAACTCTTAAAAAATTTGTAGATAGAAACAAGGTAGACATACCATTAAACTTTCAAAAAGACGCAGTAAGATTTAGTTATAAAGTATATGCATATACACAGGCAATCTTAACAACAAGAGATTGTGATGGTCTTATATTCATAGACGCAGATAGTGTATTTTATAAAAAGATTGATGAGGCATGGGTAAAAAAACATTTATATAGAGAAGATTGTATGATAACTTATCTACAAAGACCAACTTATAGTGAATGTGGTTTTATGTATTTCAATATGAAACATGATTTTATAAAACAATTTGCCATAGATATGAGAAAGATGTATGATGATAACTTATTATTTAAAGAAGATGAACAACATGATTCATTTATATTTGATATAGTTAGAACTAGACTAGAAGAAAATTATGGTGTAGAAAACTATGATATAGGAGATGGAAGAGTTGGTCATGTACAATCAAGATCAATATTAGGTAAAGTATATGATCATACAAAAGGTGCTAGAAAGAAAACAGGTAAAAGTAAAGAAAGTAGATTATGATTCAAGTCTTTATAGGGTTTGATGAGGGAGAAAAAGCAGCCTATCATGTGCTTGCTGAAAGTATTAGAAAGTTTTCTAGTGTACCTGTAAGTATAACACCATTAAGTTTAAATAATTTACCACAATTTACAAGAGAAAAACAATCCAATCAATCAACAGACTTTGCATTTAGCAGATTTTTAGTACCTTATCTATCAAACTATAAGGGCTGGTCAATCTTTATGGATTGCGACATGATGGTAAGATCAGACATTGCAGAGTTATATGGTTATGCTACATACAAATATTCTGTTATGTGTTGTCAACATAATTATACACCAAAACAAGATATAAAATTTAGAGGTGCAAAAAATCAAGCATTTCCTAAAAAGAACTGGTCTAGTGTAATGTTATTTCATAACTCACAATGCACAAAACTAACACCTGAATACGTAAATACAGCAAGTGGTTTAGAACTACACCAATTTAAGTGGTTAGAGAGAGAACACATGGTAGGTGAACTTCCGTTTGAGTGGAACTGGTTGGTAGGTGAATATGACTATGATAAGTATGCCAAAAATGTACATTGGACACTTGGTGGTCCTTGGTACAAAGAGTTTAAAGATCAAGATTATGCAGACGAATGGCACAAGTTGTATAAAGAAACAACAGAGGTAAACTTATGATCATAGGTATCAAAGGACCTTTTAACGAAAACAATCATTATGTTTTCCCTACACATGAAGATTTTAAATTAATAGAATGGTCAGATAGAGATAATCACAAAGCAGACGCATATATTCAAACAAACATTAAAGGTAATATAAAAACTGTTAATGCCGACAAATACAAATGGATATCGGCTCAATCAAAACCTATACTGGTTGTAGAACAAGCAACATTTAGACAAAATTTAGATATACAAAAACCAGATTATTATTATAGAGTTGGTAAAGATTGTTATACTTACAATAAAGGTTATTTTAATAATAGAAATTGTCCTCCAGATAGATGGTTACAAATACAAAAAGAACAAAATATAGAAATAAAGCCTTGGAAAACAAATGGTGATTACATTTTATTATTATTACAAAATCCAAAAGACACTAGTTTAAATGATTTATGTAAATATGAACCTGATTATGAAAATTGGATAAGACATACGATTATGGAAATATCAAAGTATACTGCTGAAGATATTATGGTCAGAGTACACCCTAGATTTCCTTTAAAATATTTAAGAGGATTACTAAAAGTACCTGTAAGAAACACAATTCTTTTTAGTAAAAATGTTGGTCAAACATTTAATAAATCTAGTAGTAAAGATTTATATAAAGACCTAGATCATGCTAGAGTAGCCATTTCATATTCAAGTAATAGTTTGGTAGAAACAGTATGTGAGGGTGTGCCTACTATTACATTATCAAAAACATCACATGCTTGGCCAGTGTCTTCTCATAAACTAAATGTTTTAGAAGAAACAGTAATGCCTCTATATGATAGAACACATTGGTTATACGATACAGCATATACACAATGGAAAATGAGTGAGATAAATACAGGCGAGGTACATAAAAGACTATTATGATTTATACACATAGAATGCAAAAAGTTGATTGTCTATCACATGAAATTTGGCCTAGTTTTGAAAAAGGTTGGCCTATTCCTAGTTTAGATACTCATTTTTTTTGGGGATTAGGTGGAGATAACGTAGCAAAGATAACAGAATTAGAAAAAAACAAACAAGAATGGTATTATGTAGATGTTGGTTATTTAACTGAACAGATTACAAGATATCCTTCGCCTAAAATAAACGATTACGATAAAACCTATTTTAGAATTGTAAAAGGTGGAATACATACATTATCAGGTTCTAAAAAAGGCGGTGGCGATAGAATAAAACAACTAGATAAAAAAGGAATTAAAAGTATTTTTGATAATTGGAATCAAGGAGAAGGAGATCATATATTAGTTTGTCCTTCCTCTGAAACAGTAACTTACAAACATAATGGTATGACACAAGGAGATTGGACAGATAATATTGTTGCTCAAATAAAAAAATATACCAATAGAGATATAAGAATTAGAAATAAACCTAGACCACATAATGAGTGGTGGGGAAAACCAATACAAGACGACCTAGATGGCGCTCACTGTTTGGTTACTAATATGAGTTTAGCAGCTGTTGACGCAGTACTAGAGGGTGTACCTGTAATATGTGATACAAGAAACGTTGCATGGCCAGTATCAACAAGATATATGGAGTTTATAAATGACCCTTTGAAACCTACTGTAGATAATGTAAACGAATGGTTAAAACTATTAGCAAATAATCAATTTACATTGAAAGAGATAGAAGATGGTACAGCATTTAATATTATAAGTAAACAATCAAAGAAAGTATTTGTAATATGAAGAATAAGAAACCTAAATTAGATTTTGGTCCAACAAAAGAAGAACATGGTTGGTTTTATTATGTTTGGAACTGGAAGACATATGTATTTTATGCCTTATTGATTATTGGTGCAATATTAGGAGGTATAGATCAAGGTATTACAGGTGTTCTATCTGCTGTAGGTATATTATACGGACTTAAATTATTAGGAAAGTTGTTATGAAAAAGATATTATTAGTTAGTGGTTGTAGTTTTACCGATCCACATTGGCATAGTGATATACATCCTGATATGATTTGTGATTGGCCTAAATGGCCTCAAATAGTCGCTGATGAATTAAATATGGAGTGTATTAATTTAGGATTAAGTGGTTCAGGTAACGAAAGAATTTATAGTGGTATATCTGATTTTGTTACAACACCTGAAGGCCAAACACCTACGTTTGTGTCAAAAATGCATTTAATGGATAGACTTTATGAATTTCCAAAAGGTGAGATTGGTCTAGTTGTGGCTGCCTGGTCACAAGGTCATAGACGTGATTGGTCTGAATATAGATTTGTTAAAAGAGATCAAAAGAAAGATTTATGGACTAATGAAAACTTTGATACAAAAGGAGATATGTATTATCACGTGTTAAAGTCAATAAGATTACAATATGCATATCAAAATTTATGTAAACAACTTAAATTACCATATTGTCACTTTCAAATGCTCTCATTATGGAGATCATGGATACATTTTAATGTAAAAGATAAAAATCCAGTTGATTTTGAAAAAGAACTTTTTGATCTAATTAAAAGCACAGGTTATAATGAATTAATAAACAAAAATTTTTTAGGTTGGCCATGTGACGTTGTAAACGATAAATATTGGGGAGAAAAGTCTTATGTACTATCTGATTGTTTAAAAGCACAACATAAAGTATCAGACAAAGACGTACATCCTAATAAAATAGGACAAGAAATACTAGCAGAGGAGTTTTTAAAAAGATTACATGAAAATAAGATACTACAAAAAGATTGATGGTTGGCGATGGATAGGTTTTCTATTAGCCATGGTTGGTGCATGGGTACTTAGCAATGCTAATCCTGATACACAATGGTTAGGTTGGTCAATTGCAATATCAAGTTGTAGTATTTGGATTTATATGGGTTGGAAAGATAAAGATATACCTAGAGCATTAATGGAATTTATGTATTTAATTATAGCAGTGAGAGCAATATGGAACTGGTTAATGTAGTTTGTGTATATTGGGGAAACAAGTATAGTATTGACTATGTAAATAAACTATACAGTATGGTAAAAAGAAACCTTTCTATACCATTTAGATTCATAGTTTACACCGATCACCCTTCGCTAAATTTTTCCGATGGTATTATCACAAAAGGTTTACCATTTGACCAATATGAAGGCTGGTGGAACAAACTAACTCTATTCAGTCCAGAGGCAGACTTAAAAGGTACATGTTTATACTTTGATTTAGACGTAGTGATACTAGATAACATAGATGATATGGCTTTGTTTGGTAAAGAGGACACCTTTGGTGTTATAAATGATTTTAATCCTGCCAGTAGTGTGTACAATTCAAGTATTATGAAATTTAACAATATTACAGCTGAACATATATGGACATCATTTAAGAAAGATGAAACTAATATGATGAGGAACCATGGTGATCAACAAGTTATGAGTCATTTTATTAAATCAACTTCACATTGTAAGGTAATGCCAGACGAGTGGACATTTTCATACAAGTGGTTCTCCCGAGAGGCCCCCAGAATAGATAAATCGCAGTGGACATTTGACCAGAAACCGAATGCTAAAGTATGTGTGTTTCATGGCCTACCAAATCCACACGAATCAACGAAGAAATGGGTACAAAATAACTGGAAATAGAACATAACCAGAACATTTTATATCTAAAACCCTTATCCCACAACAAAAAATAACGCTTGCTTTCTAGGCCAGGTCTGATAGGATAATGATATGAAAACAAAAAAGATACTAATAAAAACAAATCTTACAAAAGACTTGTTGCCAAATGTACTTTTTTATGATAGGATTATTAATATAAACACTAAAAAGGAGAACACTATATGTCAAAAGTAAAACAATGGGCTGAAGACACAGCAACAAAAGCAGTTGATAAAATCATATTGCAAGTTAAACAAAACTTAATCACTAAAGAAACTGCTAGTGCAGATATTCTAAAAGTTGATAATGTCGCAATGACAGGTATTGATGAAAACAATGTTGATGAAGTAATAGCAATGGAGATCCAATAATGATTACAATGAACGAATTAAATAATTTATCAATAGCTCAATTACAAGATACAAAAGTTTTGATTGACACTATTGTACAGAATAAAATCAAAAGAGAATTTAAAGTTGGTACAAAAGTTAACGTAGTACAAAAGACTAAAAAAACACCAGGTGTTATTACAAAAATAATGTCTACAAAATGTTTAGTTGATTTAAATGGTAGAATTTATAGAGTATCAATGTCAATGTTGGAGGCTGCTTAGTGAGTAAAAACAAAGTTGTTAGTTTAGTATACGGTAGAGAATACCAAGATTCAGATGAAAGATATGATGAATTTTTTTACATCTATAATACAGTATTCAGAAATGTACCTATGAAACATCTAAAGACTTTAAATACTTTCAAAGAAAAAGTTAGAAAATATTGTGATGATAATTTTACTGAAACTGCTAGTAATTTTTGTGGAAATACTACAGTTAAGATTATACATGGCGAAGACTATTATTCAACTTACGAAGATGTGTTTGGTAAAGAAACAGTTGGAACTGATAACTCATTATTCAATGATTATGGTCAATTGTGGAATGGTAGACAATTCTTTAAAAAAGATTATAATCCAAAACTAACGGAACAATATACATACAAAAACCTTAACAAGAGAGCAAGCTAATGAAATACGGTGAAGACAAGATTGTAAAAGAGATAGACGAATATATTAAATCAACATACGGACAACACTATAGTACAACCGAAGACGGTTTCCAGGTGCAAGATATGTTGAGACAATTAGATATTGATAAAGATTTTTGCCAAGCTAATGCCATTAAGTATCTTTGCAGATATGGTAAAAAAGACGGTAAAAACAGAAAAGATTTACTAAAGGCTATTCATTATATAGTTTTATTGATGAGTAGCGAAGATAAAACATCGGCTGTTTCATGGGCTGAACATGAAGAACATGAAAACAGATTAGAACAAATGGCAACACTGGCTAAACTGGATCCAGTTTCGTCAGAATAATTAAAAGGAGAACACTATGATTATTAAATTAGGAGATACAGTAAAAGACGAGAAAGGAAGAGAGGGTGAGATAACTAATATTGGTATTGCTACCGATAAAAACGATATCGCCGGTGAGTTAGGAGTGAATGCTAAAGAGTATGATACAGAGTTAAATTATACAGGTGCAATTACTTTTGGTTCTAACTGGTGTTATTTTAGTCAGATTGCCGAAGTAGTTAAGAAAAATGAATATGTTGAAGATAATTCATGGATGACCGATGAGGTAAACATACCACATGAGGTAGATGTGCAACTAGAATTAGATTCAGAATCGCAGAGAGGTAAATAATATGTCACTAATGCATGATTTGGACAGACCACTAGAAGACCTTAAAGAGATTAAGGTATCTTTAGGTAGTAAATGTCCAACAACTACTGATCTAATAGACAGTAAAATTAAGGATTACGAGTCGGATATAAGTGCTGTTGAAGCTTATTTTAACAGTGACGACTATAAGAAATATGGTAAAAGGGCAACGGATACTGAATAATTTAGCTGGTTGCCATTTATTATTATATATGATAGGATAAAGTCAAATAACTAACAAAAGGATATACTATATGTCATTTAGATACGATACAGACAATTTATACAAAGAGTTTAAGATTGCAAAAGACAAAGATATTGCATTATCACAACATACTAACCTTGATGACGCAGAAAATGATTACTTTACTAATAGAATCAAATTTTGTGTAGATCATAAAGAACTAAAAAAATCAAATCCATCTTATTACGAGAATGTAGATATTAAATTTGACGCTTTAGAAAATGCGTATAGAACTACCAACCCTAGAGATACATTTTATCAAGTAGGTTTTGGTATGACTTATGCAGAGAAGAAAGCCAAAGAACATTTAGAATCAGAAGCAAACCTTAACAAAGAAGAATAGTGAAGAAGATCAAAGAAAGATATAGACCAGTTAATATCAAGTTAGTGCATGGTACTAAACAAATGCCAGACTATACTTTAGATATTAACGGTATCAAAATGAACTCGTTACCAACGAGTGATAAGATTTCAGGCAGTTGTACTAAACGTAGTGCTCCTAAAGTTACTTTGCCTGCTGGTAAAACAATAGGAATTGGTTACAATAAGGGAACATACCAGGTTGTAGATTCATCCGATTTCAAAACTATGGGACGTAAGATATGAGAACTTTGATGATGTTAACTATTGTTGCTTTAATGACAGCGACTATAGCTAAAAGTGATGAGAAAAAAACAATTACGCCACAAGAGTTTGGTAATGCAATTGCAGAAACACCAGGTAAACTTGTGAACTTTATTGGTGCTGAAGTTGAAAAGACTAAAGAGTATCAAAAAAAGTCGTGGGCTGAAATGAAAACAAAATGGCCTTGGACAATGTTTAAGAAAAAAGACTAATGAGAACTATACTAATTATCTTAATCGGTTTAACACTAACCAACTGTGCCTCTACAAATAGATCACAAGTTGGTGCTGTGTTAGGATCAACTACCACAACTGGTGCATGTGTGAGTATGGGTGTTTCAGATCCATACGCTATAGGCGCCTGTGCTGTTGTAGGTGCGTTTGCCGGTGCAGAAATTATGTATAATTCAGATTACGATGTACACAATGCTGTATTCGTAGATCATTTAAATAATGGTCCATTAGGTTCAAGTTACACTAATTGGTACAATAAAAAGACAGGAAATTCAGGTATCATAAAAGTGACCAAGTCGTATATGGAGGGTCCTTTCAAGTGTAAAGATTATGACGCTACAGTGGACATAACAAATCAATGGCCGTTGATTGGTGTTGGTGGTGTAAACAGAAATACTATTTTTGGTACAACATGTCAATTACCAGATGGCAGGTGGGTAGAGTTAAAACAATGATACATAAAGTAAGTGAACTATGTCAAAAGATTGATGGTATTAAAAAAGTGAGTGATAGATTACAAAAGTTAAAGTATGATAATCCAAAGACGCCTGAAAGAGACGCTGAAGTGGATAATCTTATTGCAGATATACAAATGCAATGTAAACTTATAGCAAATGATAAGGGAAACTATGACAAATAGAGATATAACTTTACAACAATTAAAAGAACAGAAAAAAGTTATTAACGAAAAGCTAGAACACTATGAGTTTAACGGACCGTCAGAAAAGGTACAAGAATTAGAAGACGAGCTTTTTGAAGTAAAC